GGAAGACTGGCGGTCATTTGGCGTCGCTTGACGCGGATTTGCAGCGCTCGGCGGAAAGTTCCGGTTTGGGCGGCTGGAATAAAGCGGCAAAGTTTGCTTCTGAGCTAGGGGGAAATATACAGGGTGCGGGCGGTGCGTTAGTCAAAGGTTTGAGCAAAGCCGGCCTGAAGGGGTTGAAACTGGCAAGCGCCAGCGGCGGCTTGGAAGGAGCGGCCTACGGGGCGACGGGTTCGGACAGTATGGATGAACTGCCGGAAAACGTGACCTGGGGCGCGGTTTTGGGTGCTGCATTGCCGTTTGGACTGCATTATGGGGCAAAGGGGGCAAAATGGGCGGCAAGACCGGTAACTGACAGGATTGTCGGTACTTATAATTCAGGAAAGGAATTGTTAAAGGCCGAAAGGCAATTAAACCAATTGACAGATGATCCCGAGGCTGGTATTATTGAAAATATATGGAATAAGGTAACAGGAAAAGGAAAATCAATTGAGATTCCAGCAGATAGATTCGATGGGCAAGTGGGGAATAATGGATGGAAAAGTAGTGGACGTTTCAATGTTGCGAACGAATCCAATGCTCGTAAAAGCAGACAGAGAGTACTACAAATTATGCTTCAGGAGGAGCGCGATCGCTTGGCTCGTCAAGCTGTTAAGGCGGATAGGATTCATGCATCGAGGAAAGTATCGCCGGGTTATAGATTTATAAAATCAGATGATTTATCATTTGGGCAGAAAGGATATTGGCAACCTACTGAAAATTTTAAGGGCGCAGTGAATGCGCCTTTATCATTTAATGAATATGCGCCCAACCGGGAGAACGCCAATCGTTTTTATCAGGCCATGTCTGATTTTAAGAAAAAGGCCGGAGCAAAAGGAGAACAGGTTTATCTATACAGTCCGGAAGAATACGCAAGTATGCGGTCATTTTTGACTGATGACAATAAGACCGGATTTGCTATCAAAAATGATGGTGACATAGTTTCAGTGTTTAATGGCAGCGGAATAAAAGGAGCCGGAGATTCTATTATGGAGGCAGCTACTTCTGCCGGTGGTACCAAACTGGATGCTTTTGATACTTTTTTACCGGGGGAATATTCTCGACACGGGTTTAAGGAAGTTGGTCGAGATGTCTGGAATGAGCAATTTGCACCGGATAGGTGGGACAAAAAGGCAATGAGAAAGTTCAATTTGGGTGAACCGGATGTTGTTTATATGGAGTATGATCCCGCTTATTATGGCAGCTACCAATCGCCAAATAGTCTGCAAAATGTGGTTAATCGTTTGCAAAATAATATCCAAGAACAAAAAGAAGCAATCAGAAATATCTGGCATCCTCTGCAACCGTCAAGAAATAATTCAATAAAACGTTCCTTTATTGAAGCTTTGGCCGATGATAACAAGCGACGGACAATGCGCAATGCGGTTATGTCCGGTGCGGAAGATTTATCCGAACGGGCAAAAATTCTGTCCGATCGTTTGGAACGTCGAAACAGCGGGATGTATGATGCGGACTTTGAGCAGGTCATTAAAACGCCGGAATTAAGCCGTGCGGAAGAAAAATATGCCGGTTTTATGGCGAAAAACGGCGGACAAATGATGCCGGAAGACAAAGTGGCGGATTTTTACGCACAACATCCGATAGCCGAAGATATGATAGCAGAAATGCGTTTGATTGATCCTCGGGCTTTTGCCGGTATACAGCCGGGCAGTCTGGCGGAATTTGATATGCTGAAAAAGAGGTTGCGGGAAGAGGCGGGCAACAAAGTAAAGGTCGGGGCTTCCCGTTCCGGCGCGTTGAAACGTGCGGAGAATGATCTGAAGACGTTGATGGACAGGGAGTTTCCCGGTTTCAGAGATGTGAACCGCAATTTTGCGGATGCACAGACAACCCAGGATATATTTGAGAGCAGGCTTAAAAAAGGTCTTACGTCTGTCGGCGGAGCAACGGTTTCGCCGTTTTGGAGCGGGATATCCAGTCCGCTGACGGCGGCTGGTGTTGTCGGCGGTTATTTTAATCCGTTTTCTTTGGCAGTAACTGCCGGTGGTTTGAGTGGAAAAGCACTGATGCGTAGAATGCGGCGCAATGCCGGTCGTCGTTTGGCGGACGGTATAGTTCAAACACCGGTTGAGGTTAATATCAATCCTTTGTTGTCGGCAGGTTTGTCATCGGCAGCGTATAACAATTTGAGAAACAGATAAGGCACCGGAGGCGGTGCCTTTTTCTTATGAGAGGAAAGAATATGGCGGTAACAAATATTGTTTACCCTTATGTTTTTGAGGGCGGAGAAAAAGCGGTGGCCTCGGAGGTCAACGCCGATTTTGATCAGGTGAAAATTTTTGCCAACTCGGTTATTACTGAGATAAACGCAATCAATCAGGCAATTGCGGATTTGGAAGAAAAACCGACACGGGAAATGTTTGACATTTATTTTTCCATAAAAGGGGAAACGCCGACCGGGGCGTATCCGTTGTGGACGGGCGAAACGATTACCAACTGCAAAATCCTTTATCCGGATTTTTGGAACGAACTTAATCGGTTGGCTGGGATTAACGCCGTGCCGACGGTGGAAAGTAACGCGGCTTTTAACGATATAGTGGAAGAATACGGCGAATGCCCGTGTTTTTATATCGATACGCTGAACGGCCATGTTCGATTGCCGAAAATTATCCGTTTTATCAGTTCGATCAGTCAGCTTTCAGAACTTGGAACGGTTTATAACGACCAGATAAAAAGCCATACGCATGGGCTTCCGGGGGCAAATTCGGCCTGTGCCGGCGGCGGAAGGCTGCTTTATGTGTACGGGGCAAGCGATTCGCCAGCACAAGCCAATTACCGCAAGTCTTCGGTGAGCGGAAGCAATGAGGGCTACCCGAAACATGTTCGTTTGCCTTTATATATTCAGGTGGTTAACAATACGGCGGAAATCTCCCGTTTTGATGTCGATGCGCTGAAAAAAGAGCTGGAAAAAGCGCTGGCTGATTTGCAGGATGCTTATAACGGATATATCGCGGGGTTGGAAGATGCTTTTGAGAAAGCCAAGGCTAACCTGGCCGAGGCGGCAGAACTCTACAAATACGCAAATGTCAATGTACCGGTCGCCTCTTTTGTTCAAGATGCAACTTATGATGAATATCCGTATAAGGCGGATATTGTTCTGCCGGAAATAGGGGATTCTTTGGTACCGACGGTAATATTTTCGTTGGCGGATTCGGAAAGTGGCAATTTTGCACCGGTGGCGGAGAGCGGTGCCGGTTATGTGCGGATCTGGGCAAAAGAAAAGCCGGAAGAAGCCGTTGTTATTCCGACGATTTTGTGTCAATGAGGGAGTTTTTAGCTATGCTGGGAAAAACAAACAGTAATATGGGCGGCAAGACAGCAGCTGCCGCGTACGTTTTTGAGAACAGTACGCAAGACAGAGAGTTTCCTCTGAATGCGCTGACGTCTGACAAGGTGCAGACGTATCAAGATGACGAAAGTCTTAAAACCTGGCTGGAGACGCCGACCGAAGATCCGGCTTATATGGTTCTTGCCGCTGACAATATCAATGCTTTTGACAAAAACGTCGAAACTTATACCGGCAATTATAAAATCGTCTGGAAATTCCCGACGGCGGTTAAAGCCCGGAGTTTTAAGACCAAAGTGACAAATGGATACGACAACTGGCGTCTGTACGGCAGCAACAATCCGTTGTCGGTTTACAATGCCTGGATCAGGCGCGAATATTCCGACGAGACGGGAGAACTGTTGATAAATACGGCGGAGCGCTATCAGGTTTTAAGCGAAGTGACGCTTTCACCAAAGCAGCCGTATCAATATTATATCCTGACCGGTGCCGAAAACGGATCGTGCGACCTGTATGAAGCTTCGCTTCTGGCAACGTCGGGAACGGTTTCCTGTTCACTTGCCGAAGGAAACATGACGCCAACGATAAGAGTTTATTTGGAAGACTACATGCAGCTGATTACGCAGCCCTTTTATCACAAAAGCAAAACGTTCGGTGAGCAAACGCTTGTGATGAAGCCTTATGAGGAAGGTGGCAATCTGATCAATTATACGGACGACGGTTCGGCGGTTGATCTTAAAATGTATTTGTTGACCGGTACTGACAAGCCGGCGCTTTATCTGCTGTCGCCGGATGATACGTTCGAACGGCCGGAAGGCTATGCGGATATGACTGAAGTAGCGGATTTGAGTTTGCCGGCGCATATTTATAAAAACGCAAACGGCGAATGGGTGATGGGAAAAACGGATTGATGTTGAGGTTTTGGATGGTTTGATCCGCAAATATGCCGATGATTTGCCGGATAAAAGTTTCAAAAACATGCTCGGCGACATCAAAATAAAAGCTGATACACCGGCGCAGCTGATGGAGTATTTCAAAAAATACGGGGAGAATTGAAAATGTCAAAAGAGGAAATTAACTTAATGCGCGAAGCTATGCACAAAGGCGTTAAAATGCTTATTGAGGAGATGGAGAAATACGCCCGGGAGAATAAAAACATAAGCTGGGAAGCGATGATGAACATGTCCGACATATTAAAGGACATGAGCAAGGTCGAGAAAAATCTTGCCGAGGCAAATTATTATGACAGGAAAGTTTAAGACGACAGCCCGCAGAAATGCGGGCTTTTTTAATGGAGAAAAAAAGACTATGGACTACGGACTGTTTACCGGCGTTTCTGCGTTGATCGGGGTATTGTGCAATTTTATTCGGATCGGCGAGTGGAAAGCCCGGATTGAAACGAGAATGACGCATATTGAGGGAGATTTAAGAAAAACGGATGCGAAGATTGACGAACTCAACAAATCCGTCAACCGGTTAAATGAGCTTTTGGCGGTTTTGACGGAAAGGTTGGAAAGCAAACGGAGAAAAAGGAAAGATGACTGATTATGATTTTGAAATTATGGCCAAAACCATCTACGGCGAGGCCAGAGGAGAAACGCGGGAAGGGCAGATTGCCGTTGCCTGCGTTATTTTTAACCGTTTTAGGTCGGGAAAATGGTTTGCGGCGAAAACGTTGGCCGGCGTTTGCTTAAAACCGCTTCAATTCAGCTGTTGGAACAAATCCGACCCCAACAGTCAGATTTTGGCAAATTTGCCGTATTCGGCTTATAGCCGGTATTTTGACGTGATTAAGGAAGCGGAGAAGGGCGACATCACGGGCGGCGCAACCCATTATTGCACCTATGCCGCGTTGCCGCACACCAAGTGGGCAGAAGGAAAAGAGCCGTGTTTTGAGTGTGGTAACCATGTATTTTTTAAGGATATAGACTGATGACTTATATAATGACTTTTTTAATTGTTGCGGCTGCGGCCTTTTTGTGGCGTGTGCGCGGCGGATTGTTCAAAGAATACGTACCGGCAAATAAAGTCTGGTTTGCGGTGTTTTTTGGGGCGATGGCGTGGTTCTTCCGGGTCGGTACGGCAGAATATGCCCTTTGCGCCGCCTTGGCCTGTTATGCCGGTTATCAGGTGTTCGGCTGGGGGCTTTATATCGGCCGGCTGCTCGGGGGTGGCGAACTTAAGCCTAATTTGTCGCAATATCGGGAGTGTGAACTGATCGACGATCTTCTTTACTCCGCGCATATAACTTTTAAGGGGAAATCGGTTTATCTGTACCAGTATCCGCGGCTTTTCGGCTTTTGTGGGACTTGTTTATCCGGGCTGATTTTGACTTTCCTGATGGGTTTGTCGGTTGGCTCTGTCGGGCTGATGCTCTCCGGGTTGGCAATGGGCGTTTTTTACTGGCTGGGCGGGCAGCTTGAGAAACTTTACGCTTTGGGCAAACAGGGCTGGAACTGGGGCGAGTGGCTGTTTGGCGCTTATCTCGGGGGAATGTTGGTGTTATGGCTCGGTTGAAGAAGTATAAAAAGCGCCTGATTGCCGTTGCCGCGCTTGTTCTGGCTCTTGTCTGTCTGTTTAAGCCGGAATATGCCGAGAACGTTGCCCGGGCGTTCATGCTGCTGATTGCGGGGGTGTGATGACTTCCTGATATCAGGAAGTCAAAATCAGGAAAGATAAAACATGATAAATAAGCTGATACGCTGGGCGGTGACCATGCTTATGGTTGCCGCCCTCTGCTTTGCCTTTTACGAGGTAGGGCAGGAAGTCGGCCGGAGCAAGGCCAAAATCCAGATTATCGAAAAAGAAGTGGAGGTGATCCGATATGTGGAAAAGAAGAAGGCTGAGATTCACGCTCGCCCTAATGCCGGCCGCGATGATCTGCTTAAGCTCATGCGCGCCGGTCGGCTATAGTCCGGGTTGTCCGGTTTATCCGGTAGCCGGTGAAAAAGTGGCCGCGGAGTTGGAGAAAGTGAGTTATTCGGAATTTCCGAACACCTGGGAATGGATTGGGCGGATCGACAAATTGCGGCAAGAGCTGGAGGTGTGCGGAAAATGAAGGACATATATCTTGTTCATCTCAGCAATGGCTTGATAGGTGCCTACCGTCCGGGACTTTGTCCGACAATAACCTACGCCCCGCAGGATAAATTTATCGACTTTGTCGATAGTCTGCGTGAAGATTATCCGGAATACCGCCTGCGCTGTGTCGATAATCATGGTATCCGGGAACGGATAGAAAAACAGGTAAAAGCAGACCGGATTATTTTGGAAAACAATAGACAAAAGGAAAGATAAGGACTCGGTATTTGTTCTTGTCTTATTCATTAAAAATATAAAAAGTCAGAATGAGTTTTACAAAAAAGTCAGAATGAATAATTTTTTTGTTAAAATACAATCTATTAGCTTGGTAATGCAGCGGATTGCTAATCCGTCACCGTGAATAACGGTGCACAGGTTCGAGTCCTGTACTCTCCGCCACCAA